AGCTGGAGGCGGAGCTAAAGGGTATCGCCTATGACAAGGATAAAGTCCAAACATCCGCTGCCCGAAGCCCCCAAGAGCAAGCCCTTGAAAACGCGTTCGCCAAGCTGGAGCGGAGAGTCGGCGAGATTGACATTGAAATCATCGAGACCGGCCAGCTAATCAGGGACATTGAAGCGCGAACTGCTGATATGGAGTTTCTGATAAACCAACTTAACGATGAGGCTCGGAGATTTGTTGAGATGCGCTACAGAGATAATCGCTCCATGAAAGCGATTGGTCATACAATTAGCCTATCAGAGATGGGCCTGTGGCGTTTGCGAGAAGAGTTGTTTAGAGATATATCAATGTGGATATCTTATAAATCGTGTTAGGAATTTGTTATACATCCGTTATAAAAGTGTTATAAGGTCGTTATGTTTTTTATAAAATGCAATGTTATGATAATTACCATGGAGGCGTCGTCATACAGGGCGGCGAGTTATCCATAAGGCATACTCCTTGTGATGGGCGCGCGGCCTAGACAACTGTGCGCCTTACAGGCCTATAGCTCAACTGGTTAGAGCATCCGCCTCATAAGCGGAAGGGTGAGGGTTCAAATCCCTTGAGGCCTATTTGACAAAAACCAGCATTCAACGTAAAATATATTTGGGTGTTGCCACACGGTAGGCGGTTAGCCAATACCCTCCGAGAGGAGGTGAGGCCGATGTCAGTATATGAAGCGTTAGCGTTAATGATTGCCTTTGCAGTCCTGATAGTTATTCTTCTCGAATACATAGACAAACGAAAATAACCGCCCATACCCTGAGAAGTTAAGCGGTTATTTTCGTAAACTTTATTCAGGCTAACCGTTTACCGGCAACACCTTTCTTATGAGTTAAGTATACCAGCATAAACAACGGGCGTCAAGCCACTTTAACAAATACATACCAACAACATAACCCAAGAGCCTATCACGGCTCTTTTTTGATGGAGGTGACGATATGCTATGGCAGATAATATATGGATTTTGGCGCAAAGGGATCATGATGCAGGCATGTCGGTTGAGGCAATTGCAAAAAAATACGACTTAAAGCGCGATACCGTCCAAAAACGTAAGCAACGGGTTTGGGACAAAGGCATTTGCGAAGAGGACAGGACGAGTCGGACAAAGGACAAATCAAAAAGGACACAGGACAAAAAGGGCGTGTCCGCGTTGTCGCCCGCCGAAAAAGCGCATAAGGCTGTGTGCGAAGCCGTGGAAGCAAACACAGAGTTGTCCGATGCACATAAAGATTTCTGCGTGCATTACGTCAAAAACTTAAATGCACCTGCGGCTTACATAAGAGTTTACGGAGGAACGCTCAGGAATGCATACTCGCGCAGCCATGACCTGTTAAAAAGCGTTAAAATCCAATCCGAAATTGCACGCCTGCGCGCGATCAAAAATACTATTTTAGGTTTTGGTGAGCACGACCTTGTCGAAATGCACCTACGGATAGCGTTTGCAGACATCACCGATTATGTGGAGTTTGAAAATAAGGAAATCCCATTGATTGCCAATGGCAATATAGTGTACGAAGAATGCGAGGATACAGGCAAGCGCACCGCACTAAAGAAAGCGATTAACGAGCTGCGCCTTAAGCACAGCGATAGCGTCGATGGAACGCTCATTGCATCCATTACTGAGGGGCGCGAGGGCGTGAACGTAAAGCTTGCTGATCGGCACAAGTCGCTTGAATTTTTGGCTAAGTATTTTGGAGCGTTTGATAAAGAAGGCGATGCAGATACTGCAACGCTGGAAACGAAATTTACGAAATTCGTTGAGGCCATACTTGAGCCGAAGGAACGACATAAAGCTGAGCAGGGGGAGTAATATGAACATACCGGCATCATTGTCAACTTATCAGTACGCATATTTACAGAAAACATTCACGTCATGGTTTAATGTGGCCGAAGGCGGCATAAGAGGCGGCAAGAACGTCTTGAATACTTTAGCGTTTGCCCTAAACCTCGAAAGGCATCCCGAACGGATTCATCTCGTAGCGGGGGTAGACATAGCAGCGGCAAAAATAAACATTTTCGATTGTGACGGCTACGGCTTGTTGAATTACTTTGAAGGCCGCTGTCGCGAGGGATTGTTTAAAAACCGTGATGCGCTGTTTGTCAAAACTGTAACGGGTGCAGAAAAGATAGTGATTCCAATTGGGCTCGGCAAAGAAAGTAACGAAAAAAAGACTAAGGGCATTACAGCCGGTATGGTTTACATAACCGAGGCCAACGAGTGTACTTTTTCAGGTGTAAAAGAGATGTTTCACAGAACGGCGCGAAGCCGGAATAGAAAAGTTTTTCATGATCTTAACCCGAAAGCGGAAGGTCACTTTTATTATAAAGACGTGCTAGAGTTTCACGAGAAAAAGCAAGAGAGTGATCCGGGCTACGGATACAACTACGGGCATTTCAATTTGTTTGATAACCTGAGCATGACGCAAGATGAGGTAAACAAGGTAGTTGAAACCTACGACCAAAGCAGCGCATGGTACAAGCGTGACGTGCTGGGTGCACGCATGTCGCTTGAGGGGCTGATATACCCGATGTTCAACCGTGATTATCATGTCGTTAAGACGGTAGCGCGGCCGTATTCAAAATACTGGGTATCGGTTGACTATGGAACACAGAACGCGACGTCGATGGGTTTGTGGGGTATGGCGTATTGTTCGGAAGAAAAGAAAGATGTGTATTACCGCATCGCGGAGTATTATCACTCAGGACGCGAGACAAACGAACAATATACTACTGGCGGATACTACGCCGAGATGGAGAAATTGATTGGCGGCAAAAAAATAGAGGCGGTCATAGTAGATCCGGCTGCTACGCATTACATCGCGGAGATTAAGCAGCATCGGAAATATTTTGTGCGAAACGCGAAAAACGCAATACTGCGCGGCATCGCATATACCGCCAATGCGCTGGACGGTGGGCATATCAAGTATAACGATTGCTGCGCTCATGCGATTCGCGATATGGGTCTATATTCGTGGAAATCTAAGGGCGTGGATGATGAGCCTGCAAAAACCAACGACCACGGACACGCCGCGGACGAGATACGTTACTTTGCATACACCATCGGGATATTGGACGAAGGGTCGAGATTCATAAGATAGGAGCGATACAATTGGCAATTATAACTTATCAGGAACTGGAACGCGCGAAAACAAAGGGTGAGCTTGACGAGCTGATTAAACGGAGCGTAGCTACATTCTTGGATGAACATAAACCAAAATATGACGAGTTATCGGCTTACGCAAGCGGCGATAACCCATGGCTAAGTCAACTGACTAAACGTGTCCGAGTAGGCAGTATCGAGGTTGACCTTACTCCAAAAGTCAAGATATATTCAAATTTTGCTAAGAAAATAGTTAATCGTGTCGCCGGTAGACTGTGGGCCGTGCCTGTTAAGGTTAAGGACGCTAATGCGGCATCTGATGCGATTCAGCCGTATATTGATTTAGCGAATGTGCTTGGCTCTGATTTCAGTACGAAGGCGTTGCGGATGGCTGGGCTTGCCGCGGTGCATGGTGTGTGTTATGGGTTTTATAACAACGGCAGTATCGATATATTTGCGGCTAATCAATATGCCCCTATACCGGACGAACGTACAGGCGCGCATCGCGCAGGATTGAGAGTATGGCGGCTGGCCGGATCAAAGCAGGACGCGGCTTACGTTGTGCAGTTATTCGAGTTGGATGGGTTCAGCGAATGGCGATTACAGGAAAATGACTTGATACCCGTTAACGCAGACGGTAATGTAGTAGGAGTGCAGACGAAACAGCCATACAGGACCAACATACCGCACGGTGGCGCGGGTTACGTTGAGGCCACAGGTATTACAGCCGGTGAGAACTACCCTGACTATCCCGTTGTGCCCATGTATATCAATGCGGAGCATGAGACGGAGCTATCAAGACCGGTAATAAGTAAGATAAATTACTATGACGCGAACGAAACATTCTACGGCAAACACACATTAGGCTATAACCCGATCACATGGATAATTCAAGGCTACGGCGGCGATGTAAGTGAGTTGGCTGATTTGAAGAAGACCGCTGAAGAACTTGGCATAATCGCCGATAAAGTAGACCCGCGCGAGAGCAATGTTTCGATGGTAACGAACGAGATGCCATATCTCGCGCATTGCGAGATACAAACACATACGGAAAACGCGATATATCGCGATGCCGAGATAATGAACCCGCGCGAATTGACGGGTGGTAGCCTTACAAACGTGGCTATCCTGACGTCGATGCTTGGAGAAAATATAAAGTTTGTCGGATGTGAGGGCGAAGGCAAGGAAACTGTGCGACGGCTCATAATGCTTGCGGGATATGAGGTAAGCGTTGACGATATAGTATTCACGCATACGACGGTCGTCAATGAGGAAGAAATTACGCGCCGGATAGTGAGCTTGATTAACGCGGGCTTCCCGCCGGAGGAGTTCGCGGCACTCGAGCCGTTGTTCGTACAAGCG